TCTCCTACGGTATACACTTCGTTAGCCCAGATTGCGCTGTTCTTCCTATCGTCCCATCCCTTGGCGGTAATGAGTTGATCGAGGATAATGAAACCTGTGTCCTGTGGTAGTGTTTTAGACTCTTGGGCTTCCTTATCGTAAAACTCCCATGCGGAAGCTTGTGTGTTCCATTGAAGGAACTTGGTGGCAGGGTTTGATGACCCCGTTGATCTTGGTTTTGTTCTTGACATAATGTTATTGGTTAATGATGGGTTGATGTTGAAGGATTGTGAATAAGTAATCAAGCTTTTTCTTTGTTTTTCTTTCGCTCTGCATTCTCTGCCTTGGTCTTAACAGCGTGGCACTCCACACAGATAGCCTGGAAGCCATCTATCTCACAGAACAGTCTGGCTATGAGCGCGTCCCAGTTGTCAAAGCCGGTGACCGGGACGATGGGGTCAATGTGATCTGCTCTCATGTCTTTGGCTGGGAATAGTTCCCCGCAATCAGAGCACTTGTGCAGCTTACACTTGCGCCCTGTTGCGGGGTTTACACCATCACGAACAAAGGCAGAGCGGATAGCTTCATACTTAACAGGCCATTGAGCACGGCGTAGTGCTGACATAATAAAGCTCCTGTAACGAGCCTTAGTCCATTGACCTGAGTTGTATGGCTTCTCTACTTTCAATTAAGACTAGGGTCAAAGGGTTCGGGTTCTAGCTGACGGATGAAGCATGGGGTTCCTTCTCCCATCCAAGCTCCCTGTTGGTTGTATTCAAAATACTCTACAGCCTCTTCGTAATCCATGTCCTGGCTCATCAACTTATTCAGAACCTTGTCTCTGTCGTAGCAGATGATAGGCGGCTGACCAATTCGTTCTACGACCCCGGCGATGCAATCGTCGAAGCCATCCATGATTAGTGCTTCCCCCAGGTCTTCCATGCTACCCTTGCTCCTCCATGTCCATGACGTAGCCAAGGGCTTCTCTTACAGTTTCAAATCCTTCTGCAACTCCTGTAAGTTGCTGACCATTAGGAGCATATATGGCAACGCATCTGTGCTCGTTCTTCGTGACCTCTCCCTTAGCTGCAAAGAAGCAGTAGGTATAGCCTTGGTTATCTATTAAATCTAAGAGATCGCTGTCGCAACGCGGAGTCCTTTGTTGCAATGCTCTGGTGATATCAGCCACTCTAACATAGGGATGTGGGCTGCCAACTTCTCCATACTGCAAACGCTGTAGTGATACATCGTCTACGTCTAGGGCAAAGACCTCCGTGTAGGGGTCGATCTGTTCGGTGCTTACTTTTATTTCATTCATTTTTATACTTGGTTTATGGTTTAAACTTCAACTCCACGCATTTGCATGATAGAGATGAGAGCCTTTTTTCTATTTATTCTTTTCTTTGCGTTCTCTTTCTTAAAAAAATCATTCATACGGGCAACATCTGGATCAACTGGTTCATTGAACAGTTCCTTGACCTTAACGCGTTCATCAAACGTCATATCCTTAAACTTCCTGTTGCGTAAAGCTTTGAGTTTTTCCGTGGCAGCTTTTTGTTTTTCTGATCTCATCTTTATACCCTTATGCTTAGGTTGGCAAGGGCATCTTTGGTTCCCTCGATAAGTTCTTTGGCTGGTATCGCATTGACGGCCTCCAGTCTGTCCTTGAGATCATTCTTCTCCTGGGTCAGGTCCTTGCGTTGCTCCGTCATTCTTTCGATGCGGTAGGAAAGAGCGCGTGACTCTTGGCGTATCATATCTATGCGCGTTTGTATGCGCTCGATGTTGTCTTGTTTTATATCCATTTTATTCTAGGGTTGGTATTGTTTTTACTATGTCTGTAATGAGATCGTTTTCTAGGAGTGCTTCCGGCAATGGTTTCCTCCATATGGTCACAGTATTTAGGCAAGCATAATACTGGTCAAGAGAAAAACCTTCCTTCTCGTAAATATTTTTAGCCTGGTCTGGAACACTCAACTCAGGGTCTCCATACTTCTTAATAAGTTTCTCTGCTTTCACCTTGCCGATACCCTTCATGCCCTCGATGCAATCAGTGCTATCACCCATGAGTAGCTGCACTAGCCAGTTGTGGTCCGCTTCCTCTTGGCTTACATAGGTTGGCCAGTCATCCTTGTCCCAGTTATAGTTCCACCCGGGCACAGACAACATATCTTTATCTATGCTACATATAATAGGCTTCTCTATCTTTCCATTGGTAGCAATTATGCCTAGTAAATCATCAGCTTCTAGCTGGTCATGCTGATACCAACGCTCCGCATACATCTCTTTCATAGCCTTGCTCAACGGGTCATACAATGGCGGCTTTGCTCCACGGTTTCCTTTGTAGTTGGGATAGAGTGTCTTACGATAGTTGTCACGACCAGATACTACGAGGTAAAAATCAGATGCCCTGCATCCCATGACACATTGATCAATGGCTTGTCTACACATTGCCTTTAATGTGATTAAACCTGTTCCCTCGGTCTCTGCTTTAGCGGCATGTTTGAATAGTATAATTTCTACATCCAGCAGGGCAGTTTTCTTATCAGTTTTTTTATTCATGTATAATATAGTGGATGAATTAATTATGGGGTCAATGCTTTTTTTAGCCTCGTTCAAATTAGAGTTGCTTCTCGTTAGACATAGGTTCCCCATTACTGGTCAAACCTATGCCTGGTAGAGCCTCAAATTATGAGTGTCCCCGCCTTCAATAGTGCCCCGGATCGTCGCGCATGGTAGGTCCTGTATTACGCTAGCCGTGGCCGTTCCTGCATTGCTGCAAACCTTTTATACATAGCCGGGTTTCGGTCAAGCTATGCAACCACTTACTCAGACTTGGGCTAACCTGTGAGGCCGCTTGCTCCGATATACTGTAAAATAAAAAACCTCTCTTCCATGTAGTGCTGAAAGAGAGGTTTTAAAACGATCTGATCCGTCACTACACGGCATATATAAAAAACTAATATCCATTGTAAGTGATCTGTCAAGTGTCTTTTATTTCCTCAATATTTAGAATGATTATTGATACGCCGATACGCTTCAGCTTGTAGCCTTTACTCTTATTGCCTACAGCTAGATGCTTCAATGCCTCATCCTCCGTATGGGCGTGCTTTATGGCTCCGCATTCGTTGGGCATATCTCTCCTGGTATATGAGATTCTGTAGCAACTCACCTAGTCTTTGCAGTATGGCCTTGCGGCGTGATACCCCTCTTTTATTAGCCATCTGCGAAAGCTCCCTCTATCTGCCCCGCCTTGCTCTGCGGCCTCCGATAGGTTGCAACCTGTTTCCTTCCATATTTTTAGCGACCGTGCTCTTGCGTCAGCGGTTTCTTGCCTTGTCGATCTGCCCCCCGTGCAATGGTCAAGGATGTCCCCTGCCTTCATTAGCATTTCCATTTTATCCCTGAAGCCCTCGATACATTGCACCGCGCTGGCTTTTGACTCCGATGTTGAACTGATATGTAGCATATTTCCGGTAATGCACCCTCTAAGGGCTTCTAATGCCCCTAGAAGGCGTTTTGATTGTTTGCAAGGGTGTTACCCTTAGATTGATATTGTAAGCCCTTGTAGAGCCTCTGAGTGTCGATTCCTTGTGCAATGACTGGTGGTTTATCCCATTGCAATGGCTAGCAGTATAAGTATTACGCCGCCCAGGATGCAAGCGAATAGTATCATCGCCGCTTCCGCTTCTCTCTCACTATTTACAAGCTTGTGCTCGTTCACGATTTGTTCTTTTGTTTTTTTCATAATTATAAACACTCCTCTGGGTGAAGGGTTATTGCGTCGAACTGTGGATGTTTTTTGAACGCTTGCTGTAATTCAATTAGGTATGGGCTGACTTTAGTGCAAGACAATACATCTTCTTTTTCAACGCAATATACGATCCAGTCTGGATCAGAGCCGACATCTTCGATCCAACCTATATTTGAGGCTTCAGCCCACTCTTCGAAGTCGTCGCAGGCCGTGCCTGCTAGGTATGTGATTTCTTTTGTTTCCATTTTATATACTTTCTATTTTTGTTATTATTATTCGGGGAAAAATGCGCTCATTGCGTCGCTGATACCCTGGCCATTTGCGCCGGCCATCATTAAAGCATAGCTAAAAACGAGCGCAAGCTTTCTATTTCCCTTGCTCAGTTTGCTGATCATGGACCCATACGCGCCATAGTGGTTTCGAGTTAGGGCCATGCCGCTTTCTACTTTCTTTACGAATGGCGCGAAGTCTTCGGCCAAGTCTAGCACTAATTCGCGTTGCGTCTCATTCATGTTGACTAGGCTCATGATTTAGCCTTTCCGTCTACGACTACGAATTGAAGCTTGCCGGCCTTTACCGCCGCGCGAAACAATTCTTTTTCTTTAAACTTCGCTAGGATTGCACGTGCTCGCTCGTTTTTATCTGTTATTTTCTTATTCATTTTTATATACTTTCTATTTGTTTTTTTAGATCGTCCAGCGCATCGAGCGCAAGACTAAAGTGATACCAGTCACCGGTTTTTTCAAACTCGTCCAGGTGTTGCAAGACTTCATCTATTAACTGGCCTTGCATTTTAGTGGACCCCGATACCAATTGTGATTTGATCGAATGACTTGGACCCGCAAGCATGCTCTCCACTTGG